TTCGACACCTTACCAGCCTTCTCCATCTTACGTCGTGCAGCATTGTTCTCCGCACGTTTCTTCTTGGCTCTGTCGGAGGAGTGGTAGTTCTCGTACTCAGACTTATAATCTCTAGACATTACCACTTCACCTTATCTGCCCAGTACGCTGCACTCATCTTACCCTTAGCGATGTTCTTAGCGTGACGTGCCTTAAAGGACTTCTGACGTGCCGTAGGTTCTTTATCCCCCGACACACCTTGTTGACCAAAGCGGATAGTCTTCACTGTGTCACCTTCTTTAGCAACGACAACATGGGACTTGGTAGGGTGACTAGGGGTCTTCTTAGGCTTATTGAAACCTGAGACACCAGCACGTTCAAGACGAGGGTCTTTAGCCATCTTACTTCTTCCTTGCAGTCTTAGCGGATTCCTTGAAGGCTTTAGCCGTAGGAGCACCTTTAGTACCCGGCTTACGCATCTTCTCTCCCGAACCCTCAGCGATACGCTTACGCTTAGCGTTAATGTTGGCGTAAAGACCTTTAGCCATTTCTTTTCCTCATTAGCAACTTAGTTGCGTCGACCTTTAGGTCTGAACAGATTAGTGATCCAACGACCAATCTCGTTAGGGCTAGGGAGGAGCCATCCTAAGATCAGGAGTAGGACGACCCACGGTGGTGTTTCTTGGATAGTTACTTCTGCTGTGTCGGCCCGCACTTGTGCTGTGTTAACGTCTCTGCCAGCTTCATTCCGGGTCGTCTGGCTTACCACTGCCTGAGAGTTCTCCTTGCCCGCCTGAACGTTGGCCGCTACGTTTGGACCCCCGCCCGTCAGAAGAGAGAGTGGACCCTTCCCACACCCCGTTAGCAGACTTGCCGAACCAATCCATACCAAAAGCAAGAGCAGCAAACGTAAATACTGGCCACACAAGGATTTCAATCGTACTAGCATCTTTAGTCTCCACAACGTACACGAGCCAGACCAGTAGAGCTACAGCCAGTTCCCTCTTGTACGTCTTCATACTACGATAGGAAAAGCTTACGCTCTTCTTCCCTGCGCTTCGTGAGACCTTTCAGAGCCACACCCTTCTGCTTATTCCAACGGAGGAACTGGTTAGCTGCACCCTCGTAGTCACCAGCGTTAAGGAGACGTAGGAGAGTGCTATTGGCGAAGCCACCCTCCCCAATGTTGAACACAAGGGACGACAAAGCATCGAACTGGTTCTGCGTAAGGGGGACGACAACAAGCTTGTTAACAGCCTTCTCGACCCAAGTGATGTCCTTACGCAGGAGTGATTCAGCCTGACCCGCAGTGATCTTCATACCCTGTTTTGTCGTATGAGTGTGACCGTAGCCAATGGTCCATACGTCATTAGGGGTCGGCATGTAGGCTTCCAGACGGAGACCCTCATGCTTCTTGATGATGTCGATGTTATGAACCTTCATGTACTTCTCACCCTTACCGAAGAGATTACTGACCCAAGCCACCACGGATAATCCACCCTACTGCTGCCATTACGAAACCACCACCGACGATCCAGAGAATCTTAGCTAGGTTGTCGTTAATGTTCGTTACGTTCTTGTCGATCTGGTCCATTTTCTGCTCAAGGAGAGCCAAACGCTTATCCATCTCTGCTATTTCCTTTTGAATGGCTTCTCCGTCCATTTCATTCCCCTATGTGTTAAGGCGTAAGAGAGCCAAGTTTACGAGCAGAGCCATCCTTACGGATCACGTAAATCTCTTCGTTGACGACAACAGTGTCTCCCGGTTCAAGTTCCCCACGTTCCTGTGCTGCAGTAAACTCCTCAGCCGAGGCGTAGGTCTTGTCAGGGTCACCAGCGATTTCCTGAATAAAGGCCTGTACATCTTTGTCGACAGCGATAGCAGGGCTAAGCTCACTTGCTCCTTGGGTTCCCGTAGGGGTTTCAGCCGGGATAGCCTCGGGGAGAGTAGCGTCAACAGCTTCACCTGTGGCCATAGGGGCAGCAGGAGCGCCACCAGAGGGCATAGTCATAGGCGCGCCAGAGGTAGACGTTACGGCTCTCTGAACGGCAGGGCCAGCAGCAGCAGCTACAGTGTTTTCATTTGCTGGGGTACCAGCCGTAGGGTTCCCACCCTTGCCCGTAGCTGAGAAGAGACGAGCTAGTGTTTCACCACGAGTAACCGTTCCGTCCCCGTTGGTATCAAGCCCTTTATTAGCCTTGTAACTGTCAGAGCCAGCCTTGTACATGACGTAGGAGTCGTCCTTACCCACACCAGCGGGCCAATGGACAGCCATGTAGATATCACCGAAGTTTTTGATACGTCCTTTGAATGGTTCGAAGTAAGCCTTAACGAAGTCCAACTGTTCGACAGCAGTCATACCAGCCAACTCTGCCGTTGTCGTTCCAAGGCCATTAGCGGTCTTCTCAAGGAACTGGATCAAACCTGTAGCAGACGAGATTTTAGTTCCATCCTTACGGATAGGTTGGGCCTTAGGGGAGAATGACCCTGCAGTTTCAAAGTCAATCACTCGGAGAAGATCGTTAGGATCAAACCCTAGCTCAGACGACACAGAAACTACCTTGTCCAAGAACTCGGTGTCTGCTGCGATAGCTTCTGGAAGTGCGTAGGTAATTTGGTTAGCAGTGCTAGCTGATCCACTGCCCGCGCCACCTGCAGTAACAGTCTCCCCGGCTCCAATGTTTAGGCCGTTAACCGTAAGGAACGTTTCTTTAATCTCAGCACCGACAGCACCAAGCTTATCCAACTCAGCCAACTTACGGGTAAACGTAAGAGCCACTTCGGAGTTGTTAAGTTGCTCTGCTACCATCTCAACGGCTTGCATAGTGTTAAAGTCTACGCCCATCTCAGGGTCGCCAACAACATCGGGAACAATAGAAACGTTACCTTTGTCGTCGACAGTGTAGGCAATGTTAGCCTGCCCTTTAAGAAGGTTGCCATATTTCTTAAAGCTTTTGGTGATGTCAGCAAGTACGTTATCGACAACAGCAGCTTTAAAAGCTGGGTCCATAGCAGCTTCTTGGTTGATGCCTGCGGAGTTCTTGCTCAAAGCAGAAAACGTTTCGATACCTAAATCTTGGCTAGGGTCTACACGATTGCTGCCTGCAAACAGAGTAAGTACCGAAGAGCGTAGGGTTGGGCCTTTTGTACCACCTGTGTCGAGAGCACCTGCAGCGACCAAAGCAGCGTTGTTAGCGTCAGTAGTTGACATGTTGCTAATGTCTTCTATGATAACCTCAGGCGGGTTTTCAGCAGTGAACATAAGCGCAACTTTATCTGCGGTTTCTTTCCAGTTTACGTCGTTACTAATTTCATAAACCCTAGACCTTAGCTCAGGTGGCATAAGTTGGCTGATGCTAATAACACTTCTTTGCTTAGGAGTAAGGCCGTTGAAAGCAGTAATAAGGTCTGTATCCTGCATATTCTTAACGACTTCAGCAGCCGAGTCGAAGTTCTGACCAGCCTTAATCACCTCGTCGATAGGCCCCATGACTGCCGTAATCCACTCTGCTGACGGAGGGTTTTCCTCAAGGACAGTGATGTCAACGTTACCAGAGCTAGCAAGTGTATTGGCTGTATTAGCAATAAGGCTTTGGATAAGCACAGGGCGATACTTATTCAGGAGAGTAGAGAAGTTTTCTGTCGTAACTTTACCTGCTGGAAGTCCAAGAACTTCAGACATCTCAGGAGTAATCATAGCTGAGCCATCACGTACGTCTTCTACGAGATCAGCCAGAACGTTTACTTGCCCAAGAACAGCTTCATCAGCAAAATACTTGCCTTTATTCCAGTAGGTCTGTCCAAGAGTTTTACGGTTCTCTGCAGTCTTAACGTCAGTGTCTTGCTGGGCTAGTTCAGCCTGAACGGTAATGTGCTTAGCAAAAGCTTTGTCTATTTCCGCTTCAAACACTTTGGGGTTAAGCGTACCATTCTTGTCAGTAGCCGCACGTTTAGCATTACTCTCTGCCACCATACCAACAGGAGACGACGACCAAGTAGTGTAGAGAGCTTGACGTGCGTCTTGCTCTGAAGTCTCAGGGTCAACAGGAATTGCGATACCTTGCGCCTCAAGGTTAGACTTTACCTTACCAGCAAACTGTGGCTTCTTAGAAACAAACTTAATGGATGTCGTACGAAGCCAATCACCATATCCCGGATCACCCGGCTGAAGAACTCTTTTTTCATCAGCAAGAAAAGTATTCCACTCAGCTTCGTACGCTTCACCTTCAGTAGGTTTTGTAGTCTCTCTCTTGTCAAAGAAACCTGAACCCTTCAAAAGGTCAGCCACAGCGCCAATAGCACTTGGTTGCTCAACTGGGCGAACAGGAGTAACACTTGCGTTGAGGTCTTGAAAGATAGCCATTACTCTTCTTCTTCCATGTTAGATTCTTGGTTCCGGGTATTCAACTCCTTACGCCAAGCATAAAGGAGCGTTTGGTCGAGTTGACTAAAGAACTCAGGGGCCATACCACTAAAGATACGCTCTCTTTGTTCTCCGGTGTGGACGTTAAGGATTGTCACAATCTCTCGACGAAGTGAATTTGCAGTCTCCGTATCGCCCAGACGTGTTTGTTTCTCAGCTTCGACAGAAAGTTGGTTAAGGCGTTTGACAACCTTAGTCTCATAGTTCTTGTCGGCAAACATAGTTTTCGTCAGGCTATTTGCTTCAACAAACTTCTTCAGAGGAATGCCGAGTGCGATAGCAACTGCTTCTTGGGTGCTAACGTCCCCAGTAACTTTAGTCCCTGTGCGGTTATAGTACTGCCCAAGCATCATAGCAAAGTACGTTTGCTCAGCCATACCCCAAGAACGGATGTTACGGGCAAGCAACGACACATCCAGCTTAAGGACAGAGTAGTCACCTGTACCAACGCCAGACCTTACGTCTTTGATAAGGTTAAGCGTAGAGGAGACAGTGCTTCCAGAGAACTGACCAGAAGGACCAGCCAAAGCTTCGATAACACTTCCATCCATAAAATTGAGGATAGTCGACGTAATGCCTTCCCCAATACCGACACGGGATGAGAAAGCAGTTTCTGTACCCAAAGCTTCAGTGAGGGCTACGTCAAGCATCCCCCATCTTAGCATATTATAGGTGTCGTTGTCAATAGGGATACCGTATTTCTGGTCGATCCTGTCGGCTACGTACCCTGCAAAAGGAACCGCTGCAGTGCCAAAGACAGCCAAGTGCAAAGTGCCAAGCTTTAGTTTTTCTTTAGCCGTAAGAACCGTACGACCACCACCAAGACTTCCAGCAAACATAGCTTCCGTCATGCGCCAAGAGTAAGTCAAGAACTGCAGGAATGGAAGGTTTTGCCCCGGACTACGGTTAGCAAAAGTCATGGCTTGACGAAGAACGTTTTGCCGACGTGCAATCCAACGAAGACCCTCTTGGCTAGCTGGTCTAATGTTAGGGAACTGTTTGACAAGCTCCATGTAAGCCGTTTGGTGAGCGCCAATAATAGAGACAAGTTCGCCCTCCTTAAAGAAGAAACGACCCTTTTCCCTGATGCTGCCGATAAGACTTGAAGAAGCATTTTCCCCAAGTTCTGCGATAGAGACATCAAGAATTGTACGACCCGAGCCACGAAGCAACTGGATCATCTCTACGTATTGGTCGGAAGTCAAACCCATAATAGGCGCAACCTGATCCGCTACAGCCTTAATAACGTTGGGGTCACCATTCGACAGAAGGAATCTATTGATTGGGTACGACGCAGCAGAAACGACAGCAGAACCCGTGTCAGCCACACCAATGACGTTTACCATCTGCATTGACTGAACGTAAAGCTGGTCCCAAGCAAACAAACCAAGATATGCGTCAAAGACCCACCCACGCATAGCGGTAACAGGGCTTGTCGACCACTGATTAAACTTATCCGACGCCCAGTTACGGAACTTAGAGCCATCTTTCTTGTAGAGGCTTTCAGCAACACCAAAGCGGAAAGAGTCCCAAGCGGAGTCAAGAGGACTACGTTGGTTAACCCGGAACTCAATCTTGTCGCGCTCAAGAGCCAGCTTACGCCCTTGAACTGTAGAGGTGTCGATCAAGTCTTTAAGACGCGCAAGTTTACCACGAAGAGTCAAACCACTAAGGCTGCTCTTAGCATCCTGTAGAAGGGCTTTGTTTTCGATAGCACCTTTAATTAGGCCGTTAACTGCCGAAGCTACGTAAGCTGCCTCTGACTTTTTAGCAACAGACGACAAAACAGACTTGCGGATAGAGTCGCTAGCTGGGACACGACGAAGTTCAGTACCGCCATACCCAAGCAATGGGCTATTCTTACGAGCACCTTTTGTAAGACCAACAGACCTAAAGGAAGCGCCGTAGGTCATACCAGTGTCGACACCGGGGATGTAGTCGTTACGACCAGCCGTAAGAGGAGTGCCGTCACCAGCCCAATCAATAGACTTTCTGAGGTTAACCCCAGTGTCTTCTGAAAACCGTACAAGGTCATCAATAGTGCTAATGTTGACGTTAAAAGCCGAATTGTTACGGATAGCTGTAAGGATATTCTGGTTTGTCGGATTAGCCTTAAGCCAAGCGTTAACGTCATCGACAGAAGCGTTTTTATTAAGAACACGACCGATAGATTTGTCGACAGCATCAGCAATAGCATCAAACTGTGCTTTAGTCGCCAAAGCTTGCTCTTGCGTACGGACACCCATCATAGTAATAGGGGTTTCAGCAGCCGTACGTCCACCAGCAAGGGTAATCTCACGCTCTTGCTTCAAGTAGAACTTAGCTTCTTGCTCCCAATAACGACGAGGACCACCGGGGTTGTAAGAGAATACGTCCTCAGGTTGGATACGACGAGTAAGTGGCGAACGTGTAGTCATGTATTGCACAAGCTCACCACTTGGTGTTTTATAGGCAAGCTCAGACGCTACCGAAAACACTTGGCTATCGGCTTGAAGCGAGGTCTTAGGGATAAGTGCATTGCTGTCGATATCAAAGATAAGGTCTTTATCAGGGACAGAGTCGACAGAAGCAGGACGTACGTTAAGTTCATCAGGCAAGTTACGAAGAACAATGGTTCCCTTTGCAACTTCATCCTTAAACTTAATGTCGGCTTTAAGACGCCAATCAATATCGTTGAAGTTCTGTACTTTGAGGTAGTAAGCTACTTCTTCGTCGGAAGGTGTTTTGCTAAACCTCTGGAAGTACTGGGACTTAAAGTCTGCTACGGTCCAAGCTTGAGTTCTTACAGAGTGAACACCATTCTGCAAGTCTTCGAACATATCGTTAACGTTACGGATTTCCGAAGGCTTCATCGTACGAACCAACGGCCTAATTTCATTCTCAACCTGACGAGAAAGAATAGCAGTAGTGGCTTCATTCTGTACGATAAGAGCTTGGTTAAGATCGGACGTTTGAGCTAGGGGTGAACCCCACTTAGCCCAGAAGCCTTCTCCAAGTTCATCAGTATCTGTCGTCTTAAAAAGAACAAGGCCATCAATCGTGTTGTCGCCCTTACCTGTTTTCAAAGGATCAATAAGGGAGACGTTCTCTTCTTTAATGACGACAAAACCACCATTCTCAGTCTTAGCTACCAGACCGTCAACCTTGTTAGCCAACACGGTAGCATTTGCCTTAGAAGCAAACTCACCACCTGAACGGGTGCCATAGACTTCTGAGTAGACAATGTTTTCAAACTCGTCGATGTCTACGCTTCTGTCGATAACTTGACGGTGACCGTTAGCAGTCTTAGCCTTAAGAATCTCGTCTTGCACAGTTTTGAAAGCAGCCTCATCAACCATCTCTGGTCCACGAATGCTACGTACGACGTTAAACAAAGCATCAGCATCCTCAAAGTCCCTTACGGCAGTGTTTGAGTAAGCCGTTTGAAACCGAGGGCGGGTGATGTTAGGGGTGGCTAGTGAAGTAGCAGTATGGTTTGCAAGGATTGCAGCGGAGTGCGTAGGATCATCTTTAATCGCTGTCGTCTGCAAGATACGTTTGACCAGAGCAGGGTCACGACGTACGATACCAGCAAGACGTGCAATATCGACGCCAGCAGAGGTAACACCTGCAACGCCTGCACGACCAATAGCGGTAGCAGCTTTTAGCGTAGAGGGTGTTCCAAGCAAAGCTATGTCGACAATGCCAAAGGCTTTATCAAGTTTAGCGGTAGTACCAAACGGACCCTCTGATACGGACGACAAAAAGACTTCAAGGTTTACTCGGTTCTTACCACCAAAGTAGTCGTAAATATCCCCAGCTTCGTCTAGGATATCTGCGGCTTGTTTAGCAAACTCATCCTCAGAAATTTCTGCGTCGAGAAGACCATTCAGTCTAGCGTTCAGTTCAGAACGTTTGTTGGCAGAGATTGTCGAATAGATAGGGGTTACGCTAGAGATAAGCGTAGAAGCAAAGTCAAAGTCTCTCCACCAAGGATCAGTGGCTACCTCAAGCTTTTGGTTTGCTACGTTGTAAAGGATTTCAAGTTTGCTCAGTCTTTTGAATACAGAACGTTTAGAAGCCTCATTTCCACTCGACAAAACAAAAGCGGTAACTGCGGGGTCGACAAGACCTTGGAAGAAAGGTACCTTATTAAACTCTTCTGTAAGACGCAATGCGGCTTCTTCAGCAGGTATGTTGTTTACAGCAGACTCTTCGATAATCGTTTGAGCATTAACAGACTGAGCTTTGTCGGCATTACCCAACGCAGCCTGTTGCACTGTCGTAAGGGTTCCATCCCGACGCGATCTTGAAACATCGTCAGGAGTCATGTTAGCTGTTTCAGCCAAGAGAGTATCACTACGTTCTTGACCAGATTGTGTTGTAGCAAAGGAAAACTTACCTGTATCTCTTTTTACACCAAGAGGGTTGAATACAGGAGCAGCTTCTGGTTTTTCTTCTTTTTTAAGAGGATTAAACTCAGCCATTACGGTTTACCACCAAACTTCTGTTTCAGTTGCCCCCAGCCATCAAGAGCATTAAAGCCACCAGCAGCTAGCCCTGCAATATCTCCATACATAGAAGCTTGGCTTGACAGACGTGTAATATTAGCCGACAGACCAGACATCTGTGAAGAGAACCCAAGAGTACTGCCAAGCTGAGAACCAATAGAAGCGGCACCACCACCAGAGACTGAGCTTCCTGCTACGCCCATAGCCTGAGCTGACGACATCCCTTGAGCACGACGAATTTGTGCTTCTCTGATCGCTTGTCTACGGTCACGGGCTGCAACCAGTTCCTGTTGACGAGTGGAGGCTGCAGCAGCTTTTTTCTGCAAAGAAAGGGATTTTGCAGTTCCCGCCACACTGACAGCGCCTAAGACTAAAGTAACGGGGTCCATTATAGTTCCTTTTCGTACACAGTGAGTTCCTGTTGGTTAGCTTTTCTCTTAAAACCTAGCTTAACCAGTAGTCGTCGTATTTTCAGATTGTTAGTGTCAACAGCAGCGTAAAGGTACTTAAAGCCTGTCGTCTTAAAGAAGTCAGAGAAGTCTTCAAGGGTAAACAACATATCGACAAAAACACTTTTGTTAAACTTCCACACGTAAGGTAGGTGGATAATCAAAAACTCTTTGTTGTACTCTAGGTCAACCGCGTAATCCTCTCTCTCAACCACACGTAGCCGTTTAGAACCTGTTGTTTCGTCCACCAAGAACTCCATAGCCAAGAAGAACAAAGTCTTTGCCTTGCTCACTTTCGAAGCGCATACGCATTGAACGACCACGCCCACGGACCTTAAGACGAGTTGTGATTACCGTGTCAGGGTACCCAAAGTTATTAAGGTCACCGGGATCAACAATAGGGGTCGTCTTGTAGCGGTAAGCCTGTTGTGCTGCACTTGAGGGTGTCGTAGAGAAATCCCAGTATGCCGACACAAAGATAGATGACGGACGGATAGGCTCATACCCAGCCTCTGTAACGACCCAACCCTCTTCGGTCACCCGGCTATACACGATGATGTAAGGAGCGTTCTTCTGGAGCATAATGTCTCCCATGAAGTCATACCCAGCTTCAGCGAAGGAGGTATAGTTTGTCGTTCCCCACTCAAGGAAATCATCACCAGAGAAGGTACCCATCGTAAGCTTACCCGTAGCACCGTCACGGATCAAGAGAACGATAGAGGGGTCACCTGTAGCGAAGTCCGAGAACTGGGTCGACACAATATCGTCAGCATCTTGGATAACGTCATCACCGTTGGAGAGAACAACGTCAAGAACAAGCTCGTCAGAACCGTAGCCCGAGTACACCGCAAGACCCATGATGTAGTCCGTCGAGGATGCCTCGTCAGAAACCTTCCAAGGGTAGAACGCACCCAAGGGGATATCAAGGATCAGGAAGTTGTTCAGCTTGTTCGCATTAGTCTCTGTGGCGTTAGGGTAGGCCCAGTAGATTTTCTTATTCAGTCGGTCGTACGTAGCCTGAACGAGAGAACGAGCGTTAGAACCAATGTTATCCCAGAAGGTCTGGATCGTAGGGATACTGATGTTTTGCTCCGTAGGGTTACCACTTACTTCGTCGAATTGAAGAGTATGAATACCCGTCTTGGACCACCAGAACGGAACACCTTCTGCCTCAGCAAACGACTCAGCCGTAAGCATCCCGGTATACGACACACGACGCAAGGAGTACTCAGTGGCACGGAATACGTTATCGACGCCATTGATCGACCACACACCGTTATCCGCGAAGATAAACAGGTTAGCACCGAAGGCGTAGAGGTACTTGATGTTCACGGCATCTGGGATACGGACGACACCACCATCGGTATCTAGCAGATCGCTGATGTCTTCTGAGGTGGGGTCGTTAACTTGGAAACATTCACCAAGCTCACTCAAGGTCTCAATCTGGCGAGAGAAGAGAATGACACCTGCGTTCTTAGCCGACTCAAGACCAGCGTAGAAGATACGGCCAGCAAAAGACTCAACAGCCTTAAAGCGAGAGTTCTCGATGTCTGCCGTGATGCCTGCGATGCCTGAGGCTGTGCTACGGTCCTTGTTGAAGAAGTCAAGGATGTACGTTCCGTTACCGATAAGGCTGGTACCAGAGAAGATATTCTGCCACTCGGTCTTCGAAAAGTTACCGCTAGAGTCCTTACCTGCGTACCACGGAAGGGTCAGGGGAGGGTAAGCGCCGTAGGTGGCAAGGGCTGCAGAACCTTTAGTTCCCGACCAGCCAGCGTTAGCGGTATCATACTTCCGTTCAGTCGACGCAGAAGCTGTAGCAATCTCAGTGGTGTAAGTGCTTTTGTCGCCCAACCATTCAAAGTCACGAATACGAAAGGTAATCTGGGTTGTCGTCAGAGTACCAGTGGTGTTGTCACGCTGAATATAGATCGTGTTGAGGGCCGGGGAGGAGACGACAAGAGCACCATTGATGGATGCAAACTGACAGTTAGCGTTAGCAGCGCCGACACCACCTGCGACTTCGTAGGTAGAAAGGTCAACAGTTTCTGCAATCTCATGGGACGAGTAAGGGAGGTTAGACTTGTTATAGAAGCGTAGGGTAGAGCCAACCTGAAGGACAAGAAATTCAAGACCAGACTGACCCCCTACGTTCTCCCACTTACCCGTATGAAACCGAGTAGAGGTGCTTACGGTAAACGAAGACAGAACACGACTATCTTCTACCTTAGCTGCAAGCCTACGACGACGTGAGCCATCCCGACGCAGATCGCAGTTAAGTTCATCGACAGAGGCATTCTCGGGGAACGTAAGTTCACCAGCCTCGGTGATAAGACCTTTTACGAAAGTGTTAACTACCTTCTGAGTCAGACTTTGGGGCATCTTTTAACGCTTTCCGTTCTTCTCGTTCTTTGGCGAAGTTCTCACGACGCGCACCGATAGTCTCTTTCATGTTTCGAACGTAGTGCTCGACAGCTTCCTTAGCCTTAGGGATAGAAGAGTAGCTCCCCTTTAGCTCCATGGGCATTACCCCTTTGTCGGTCACAATCTCGAAGAAGATAAATCCGCTACGGTCTTTCTGGATCGTCAGGGCCGTAAGCATCTTTTCAGGGCAACGACAAATACAGATTTGTTTCTCTGGGTATTCTTCAAACTCTACCAATTCAATTCCTGCCGTAGTGGTTGCGTACGTTAGGGCGTTTAGTCCGATACATGTCATTCTGAACGAAAGACTTCAAACGACGAGCAGCCTGCTCCACCTTAGGGTCCGACCCAGACTTGAAGAGGGAGAAGCAAGTGGACTTAGCCTCAGCCAGAAGGTAGGGTAGCATGGTGTCGTCAAGATCAGGGGTGAAGCTATCAGCGATGGTAAACGTAGGATAAACCGTACCGTAGGCCCGAGTCTTAGATGCCTGTAGGATGGTCTCTACGGAAGCATCGTAAGCATTCATCACGATGTGGAGATCATCAAACGAGGTGTAATACGTAGGCATCCTGTCTTTGAAGATAACCAACGAAGTGGACGCTACTGCATCTGGGACGACAAGAGTACTGTCGGGGTTATTATACGGCATCCGCTTGAGGAAGTCCAGAGGCTCAACGAAGTGAATCTCTTGGTAGTTAACGCCACCCTGTACGTCGATGTTGTACGACAAGTCCACGATGTCACGGGTATTCGTAGGGTACTGGAAATGGGTGGGACGTACGGATGACGACAAAGAAGTAAGTTTGAGAAGCTGCTGATGCTCTGGGATGTTACGTGCAGCAATGATGTTGTAGTACACGTCCTCAATGACTGAGGCTACCTGCTGAGCTTCTACGGTGTCGCTGATGGAGTTTACAGCTTCAGAGTCCATATCCGAAAGGATCGAACTCACCATCTCCAAGAGTGTCTTCTTCATTACGCTGCAATCCCACTGATGCGGAGGTAGCCAGAAGCAAAGTTAATGGTAGCTGATGCGTCAGCCTTGATGAACACTTCAAGGTAATCGTTAGTCGCCATAGTCGTATTAAACTTAAGAGCAATGACGTGCCACTGACCAGAGTCTGCGGTAGCAATCATACGGCTACCTGTAAGCTCCGTACCATTCTTAAAGAAAGCCATCTGAACTTGTTTAGCCGACCCAGAAGATTGCTGAACGGAGAAGATTGCGTCCATGCTAGCGTTAATGGTCTCAGTACCATCGTAACGGATACGAGCGTTAGGGGACGACAACCCTGTAAATCCGTTATTGGTCGACAGAGTGAAGGTAGGGTTCAGAACGGTATCAGAGGTAGTGACAGAGTGGGCGTACGGACTGCCAGTGGAGAACGTAAGGTACCCACCTACGATACGGCTATTCTCTACCCAATCTCCACTACCAGCACCATCAGCTACGTAGATTTGACCTGCCAGAGCAGTAGAGACACCCTTGGGTTCGTGGAGGTAAGGGTCAGTCAGAGTGTTGTGGTTTACGTTAGCCATACGGAGAGTCCTTAAGCTGTATCATCTTACAGACGAGTCAGTCTGACGTTAGAAGCTATAGAGATATACAGTATATGTCCATTGGGAAGCACTTAAGCTTATTATACACTGTTTTGAGAATCTGTCAAGTACAATCGTAACAGACCATCAAAATAGTGTGGGGTGTCACACTTAAGCAACACCCCTAGGGTCAATTACTCGACCTTGATGTACTCGACGATCAGCACAGCCGAGCCAGCGGTGAACGCAGCCGTACCGTACAGAGCGCCAATGTAGACCGGGGCCGAACCCACGGTAACGACACCAGACACCTGAGCGCCATCACACTGCACCACGTCACCGTCTGCGTCGATAGCAGTCAGAGCGATAGCAGCATCAATGCCGTCAGCATCCACAACGGTACCAGCAGCGTTGTAAGTACCAATGGTCAACGTAGCGGAGCCACCCGAGGTAGCAGCGTCAGTGATAACCAGATCGGCATTCACGATGATAGCACCAGCAGGGATCGAGCCACCCGAGGTAGCAGCGTCAGTGATAACCAGATCGGCATTCACGATGATAGCACCAGCCGGGATCATAGCTTCCAGCGGGTCGATGTTCGAGGAACCAAACGACGAACCAAGAGCAGCCAGAGACAGCTTCTTGGTGATGACCTGACGAGCACCGCGAACGGTGACGCCTTCGTCGTTAACAGCACCCTGAGCACCATCGGTCAGGACAAAGAGACCGTCAGCGTTAGTGTAAGACATGTTATATCCCTCCTAATTACACGTTGGTTTTCGTGATAACACGAACCATGTTCTCGGGACGGTACAGCTTAACACCATAACGAGAAGTCGTAACATACTCGTGACGCTGGAAGTCTTTGTTGTACTCGTAGTCCACTTCCGGCATCTGACGCCATGCACCGACAAAAGCCTGAGCAGCGGGAGCAGCCGAGAAGAACAGGTTAACCTTGCCGTTGTTGGTCGAGAAGTCAACGTTACCGGGCGAAGCAGCTTTGTTGGTCAGAGCCGAATCGGTTGCGGTAGCAAGGTAGTTCGAGGTATACACGTCGAAGCCGTACACGTTCTTCACGAAGCGCATACCAGTAGCGATGCCATCAGCGACAACGCCTTCCCAACGCGGGTTATCCGAGACCGACACAAGGTTGGTCAGGGTGTTGATCGTGTATTCAACCGAAGGGTCAACGACAGCGATCAGGTTGGTGTCGGGAACGTTAGCCTTCTTGAGAGCGTAACGAGCACGAGCAAAGTCCGAAACCGCGATCACAGCGCCAGTACCCGAACCAGCAAAACGGTGGCCAATGCCATCAATTGCAGCTTCCGAGTTAGCCGAAATACCAGCTTCAGGTGCAGCGAACGTGGTGGCTTCGAAGTGAGCCATGATGGCCCGCTCTTGTTCCGGCACGAAGCGCGACATCAGTTCAGCCGAGTAGTACGAATCTTGCTCAGCTTTCTTGGTGATGTAGGTAGCCGACGACAGATACTTGTCGATGGTGAAAGTGAACTCACCAGTGTCCATCGGACGGTAAACAACGGCAGTATCTTCTGCGTAGTTGTCAACCTGAGCTTGGCCAATCGACGGGATCGTGAACTGGTCGCCGTCAGGGAAGCCGTCAAGCATACGCACGTAGCGTTGTGCCATCATTTCGTCGCGCAGAATTTCCTTAAGCTCCGAAGACCATACTTCCGAGCGAGTAAGGAGACTCATATTGGCAGTAGTCATAGCCATTTTAGTCTTCTCCTAGTTTATGGTTTCCACTTATTCCCAAGACGAGCAGCATCATCCATCATCTGTCGTTGAACCTTGGGAGTATAGTAGAGGGATTTACTTTCCCGACGGAGTTTTTGGTAGTAATCGAAATTACGCTCCGCCGAAGCTTGCATGTTGACCCCTTCCGTGCGAACCGTCCCCGACACAATAGGTTGGAAGGATTTCTTCGGTTCACCAATCAGGTTAAAGAAGGCGTTAGGGGACTCAGACGCTAGTTCCTGTAGACGCTGCACAGTCAAGCCAAGTTCTTGGGCTTTCTTCTGGACAACGGCAGGGGCCTCAGTACCGTAGGTCTTCTCAAGTTCCTGATCGACAAGAGCGAGGTTCTGCTTTACAGTATTATCTCGGTCTCGTGCAGTCAGAGTTTTCTCAACAAGGCTCTTTAGGATATCCTCACTCACTTGCGGCGGGGTATTGCCATCAGTATTAGTGCCACCGTTATTATTGTTGTTAGCCGCTGCAGGTTTCACGTTGGTGGGCGACATGGCCTTGGTCTGCAGTTCTTCGAGTAGAGTCTTGGCATAGTCCTGTTTCTGGAGGTCTTCACGCATCTGCGTAAGTTGATCTTCCAGATTTTTAATGTAGCCATCAGCTTCGAGTTTGCCTTTGGCCAGCACTTCAGGGTCTTTCCAGTTCTCTCCCTTAGTGGCGACGAGCTTTGCCAGATATGACTCCTGTTGTTCAGTTGTCGTCTGTGGTGCTTGGCTCTCTTGACTCTGCCCAGTTGGTTGCTGAGCTTGGTCGAACACGTTTGTCAAATTGTTAGTCCTTGTGGTTAAGGTCGATTAAGTTGAGTAGATCGTCGAGAACAGCGTTATATTCATTCACGGCGATCTGTTTGTATTCCCAACCGGGGGAATAATCCCGAACAGCTTCCTTACGGACATAGTGCTGCTCTAGAATTTCACGTAGGTCGTCGAAGGCATTACGGTACGACAACACTTCTTGTTTGCGTTGGTTCCGATCAGAGTCCTTGACGCCTCTAAGCCATACAGCTTGCATTAAACACCCATCTGCTGAGCAGCCATCAGTTGTTCTTGGTTAACCATCTCGGCTTCCTGAACGGTCTGTTGGGTCTCAAGTTGTTCGATAACGCTGATGTTCTCACCGTACAGACGAGGCTCACCAAGCTCTTCAGCCATGATCTTAGCCATCTCCTTACCCGACAAGTGAGGGGCAATAGTTGGGTCGGCAAGCTTAAGCTGGTAAAGCTGCGTAAGGTTCTGTACCCGACGAGCACGTTCAGCAAAGTGACGAGCACCGACAGGAACAATCTTACCCTTGGCAGTGATATCGTCTTTGGTAATGCTACGGAACAAGATAGCCCCAGTGGCGTCGTCAAGAACCCGGATGGTGTCCGACATGTTCATGTTACGACGAGCAACTTCCAGCATAGCGTTCATAATAGGCTCAAGGAACGTACGCTCAAAGTGGGCAGTCTTGTGCTCAAAGATACGCGAGGCTGAGTTCTGCAGGCTCTGGACCTCAAAGGCAGTCTTCTCACCGGGCGTACGGATACCCATAGCCTGACGAGGAGCACCAGCCATCTCCTCCATCTTGTTCTCAAGGAGTTGGATTTG